AGTCGTTTCCACCGCGACTATTTCTACTCAAGGAGTCTTCTACCCCCCTACTCAAGCAAATCGGAGCCCCGTTACTCAAGACGATCGCTCCTTTATCTCAGTGTACTTTAACACGATTGGCTCTGCGTACCGCATGAACTCTGCACTCATGTCGGGCGACCATGCTTGATGCTTAGATCGATTAGAGAACCATTGACTGAACTTTATGAGCGGCCAGAAGAATGGCTTTGGCTCGCTTGGTACTGAGCTACTGATGGGGTCGGGCAGTAGCTCAGAGAATAGCATTACCTGCCGTACTAAGGCTGGGTCTCCGCTTCCCAGCTTGTGCTGGAACATAGACACCTTCTCATACCGCTTAGCCTGCTCGCCTGTTATGCCGACGCTATCGAACAGGTCGTCCATGTTCTCGCCATTGGCTCTTGCCTTGGTGATGAGCACGCCGGCCTGTGCCGTTAGGTTGATGGTATCGGCCACGCACTCGATGGCCTCCTTGCGTTGCTTCTCTAGTTGTTTGATTACTTCTTTTAGTTTGATCATTTGCTTGGTTTTCCTAGTGCGGCGTAATTGAATTTAGGAATGTCACGCCGCCGCTTTGCGTGGTGTTTCCTTGCTCTAACCTCGTAAGACTTTCTGGCCTGTTGGCTTTTCTGTGATCTAACTGGCACACCCAGTCGATCCGTCACACTCATAACCCGCTTACTGAACGCCTGCTTAGTGATGTTAAAGTCCTTGGCATGCTGGGTCATAGACTTGGGCGACCTGTTCAGCACCACCGACAGCACCGCCTGGTCGAGCGTCTCAGTCATGTTCTGAACCGCTGGGTGCTCGGGCGCCTTAGTTATTAGGTAATAGAAAACCTTGGTCGTTAGTGCCACAGATGACGTGGTTACCGTCACCCCTAAGTACGCATACCCTTCACGAACTAGGTCAGACAAGCCGTCGATTTGGCTACTAACATGGGGTGATCCGCAAGGCATCCTTTCTAGTGCTTCTTGATCGATCATTTTGATCCTCGGAAATTACCCCTATCGATGCTCAATGGGTGGAAACTAAGCATCCGATGGGTGTTTATCCCCTTAAAGGGGGGATAACCATCCATCATCGATGCACCTATTTCCATCGATAGAAAATAATAAGTATCGATAGGATTATTTGGTGTCATTTAACACGTATTTCTTGGCCTTATCAGTGCCAATGTTTTTGATCAATCCGTCCGCTTCCCACTCCTTAGTGGTATCTCTGCTTTTTGTCTCGCCCACCTTTGATTTTGTTCTGATGCGACTTTGTAGATCGCCAGCCGATATCCCTGCTTTAAGGACATCGCAATAGTCCGCAAAGTCCACATGCAACTCCGGCCGCCCTGCCGACTTCTTCTCGGGCTCGCCGGCCTCAATCCATGCCATGCCCTCAGTACAATGGCGTAAGTGAACGTATGGATGGACAGTGCTACAAGCCACCACGCCCCTTGGCGTTAGGTTGGATCGCTTACCCCTCTTGGTCACCTCTAGCTTGTATAAGTCCACGCCTTGCTCGTCCTTACCGCTTGGCGACAGCATTAGAATCGCTCTGGCCCAGTTGGTCAGCTCACTCGATCCAAAGCCCGAATAGGCTTTGTCGTGGCCAGCATAACCCGTGCCGTCGCGGGTAGGCTTAGGCGTGTGGTGCATCAGCATCCATGCAAAGCCCGCCGACATGGCTAGCGGGTTAAGCATGTTACGAAGAAAGCCACCGGCCGTCTCTTGGCTCGATAGATCCCCACCGACAAACGCCAGCAACGGATCCGCCCAGGCTAAGTCAGGCTTATGCTTTTCAGCTAACCTCCTTACGCGATCGACGAACGTGGCGCCAGTGCTAGTGCAATCGCGCACAATCACCACGTTCCGCTTTATCGTCTCAATTTCCTGTGGAGTGAGCGCCATAGCCTTCATAATCCCCTGCACCGCCTCCGCCACGTCGCCTTCGTCGTTCTCCGCTTGGATGATAATCGACTTGAGCTCCCGCCGTGGATTGATGCCAAAGAACGATCTGCCAAGTGCCCAAGTAATAGCGGCCTGCAAACAAAGCACAGACTTACCTAGGCCACTGCTTCCTACCCACAGCGACGACCCGCCGGCACACAACCAACGCCGACCCAGTAGCGTCGTCACGTCGTCAGTCTCCTTGAAATTGATTAACTTATCCCAGCAATACGCCTCGGGTATGTCGCCGAACAGTACGCGCTCTCTCCACTCGGCATAGGTTACCGTCGGCCGCTCGCACTCCACCAGATCCTGCCGCTGGTTCGTGGCCGTACGCATCGCACCGGGTAGGCGAGACAACCGCCCCGCGTCCTTGTTGGCAGTGTCTGGCTTTGAGTGCTCAAGGTGTTTGTAGATAAAGTCCACCCGCTCCTTAAACTGCTCGGCACTCTCCGCGTTAATCTCTACCCAGGCGTGAAGACTACGGCCGCCGCTCTTAATGATGCAGGTGGTGGGTAGGCCGCTCTTCTTAATAATCGCCCACTGCTCCTCCACCGTAGATTCGTCGAACTCCACCAACACATGCCGCCAACGCACCACGTTATCCGCCGCTCGCCCGTTGCCGTTGTTGGGATTGATTGAAACGTACACACCTACTGCACTGCCCTGCCAATCAGCCAGGCCATCATCCTTGAACGATTCTAGCCACTCCTCACGCGTCTTTGTTTCACCTGAGCCGTCCGGCCGCTCGCGGTCCCCGTCTTTGATCGATCGGCAGATATTGATGTTTTCGCCTAAGTCGAACGCCGCCGAAAGGAACATAGCCACCGGCGTCTCTTCCACACTCGTCGGCATAGGCGGCACAGGAATATCGTTTTTGACAATCGTCAATCCGTTGTGGCCATTCAGACCATACCTAGCCCTTGGCTCCCACCGCTCCCTGGCTGGCTTGGTGTAGGTCGAGCGAATACAGCCCTCTGCTTCCTTGTGGCCGAGCCCGTTGCGTAGTGCCCAGACCTCCGCCTCGTCGTAAGCGCGATCCTGCGTCATGCCAGCGTCACGCCATTGGCAGCATAGATTGAACAGCGTCGTGTTCCGCTCGCCTTTACTCGCTCCGTTAAGAATCAAGGCCTGTGTCTTTGGTGGTAAATTCATTTCTTCTTAGCCTCCATGTCTCGCTTTCTGTAAAACTTCGCCCGATCGCCTAGCTCTTTTAGGATTAAACGCACGACGCTGAACTGCTGCTTCGCTAGGCGCATGTTATTCTCGGCAAGGTATTCCAGCCCGCGATCCATCACCTTCAATGCCCAGTCGTTTCGTTTTACGCTCATACAGTCCAGTACGTAACGTTGTTCCCGATCAAAATATTCTTGGCAAATTGAGGAAGAAACACGTCACTCGGAAAAACACACTGCACATCAAACCCACATGATCTGTAAACCATAATTTGACCAAAAAGCATTTTAAGGGACGCACTATCGGTTGAATACTTAACCTCAATTGCAAGAGGAGTTATTTTCTCTCGTTCAACCACAAAATCCGCCCGAAGGTGTTTAGTTTTTTTGCCGTAAAAGGTGCTTACCACGGGAGCTTCTTTCTTGATAAGCCCATTAGAAAACTTTTCTATTAATTTCTTTTCTACATCAGGAAGCATTGATTTTTCGTTGGCGTAAATCCTTGAATAAGTAAATGAGGATGTATATCTAGCAAGATTAGCTCTGCCAAATAATCTTCTTTTTTTATAAACCACATAAGCCCTTGTTCTGCCCGCGCAGCGATGTGCAAAGCTTTTGCATATAGCAAGTTTTCTTGCAACTGCCTCAATCCCAAGTCCGTTTTTGTATTCTTTTACAATAAGGGCAGTTAATATTCTAGTTTTAGAACCTTTTATTTTAAATTGATCATTTTCGCTGCTTAACCCCTTTTCTTTCTTAAGCATCTCAATTTCATGTCTTTGAGCTTTAGATAAGCCATCGCAGCCTATTATTGTCTGAAAATTTTCAGTTGATTCTCCATTTATTTTAAGTATTTGCTTAATTCTTTTTATGCAAATTCCACTCATCGATGATATGTTTCTTACCGATTTTCCTCTTTTCCTTAAAATAACAACAGACTGCTCGTCTATAACTGGCCTTCCTTTTGAGTCCTGTCCTTTAATAAATTCTTGTTTAATTGACGCCCATTTATAGACCCTTTTGTAGCCCAGTCTTTCGGCTGCTTGTTTTACAGACTCTATAGTGTCTGGATGTCCGACTCCCTTTAGGCACCTATCAACTGTGGTTACTCCTATTCCAAGCTCATTTGCGACATCCTCCTGAGTAATTCGACGAGGAATTGATGCGTCAAAATAAATCTGATTGTTTGCTCCAAACAAACAAGACTGGGTTGGTGCTCCTACACTCACCACTGCCCCATTCCCCAGCGCACCCGATCCGCCTTCGCCCTTGCACACTCCTTGGCGTACTGCGCCGGTGTGTAGGTGGCGACGATCCGTGCGTCGAATAGCTCAATCAGTTGGGCGAGGGTCATAGGGATTCCTCAATGTTTGCAATCCTCTGGCCAATCCAAGCCATGCACGGCACGGCCATAGAATTACCGAGAGCCTTGTAACGTGGCCCATCTGGGCATTGATCCGCTGGCTTGTTACGCCAAGGGATCATGGTGTGATCATCATTAAACCCTTGAAGGCGTTCGCATTCTCTTGGCGTGAGACGGCGTACTGCCATCCTATCCGCTGGGTTGATGACTCCGCCAGAGTGTTCAATGCTAGAGGCTCCCGATCGAAGCGTTTGCGATTTAACTCCGACTGCTTGATTGTAAATATCGACTGCGACTGCATGACTATGGCCTTTAGTGAGTGTAAAAGAAGGATCGCCAGAATTTCCGTGGCCTTTGCCTCCGCTCGCATGGCCTTCAGTCATGTTTTGCGTATCAATAGGAAAAGCAACTGCCACCTGATTATCCCCCATATCCTTCCGCAATGTCGGAGATAGTTCTTTAACAAATCTGCTCTCGCTGCCTTCTCTCGTTGCAATGCCAGGCTCAAAGGCAATTACTGTTTGATTCACAGAGCAAATCGCTGGAGAAAGGTTCTTTGTTTTAGCGCATTGAGTGCCACTCATTGTTGCTGGAAAAGCAATCGCCTCCTGCACCAACGGAACATTCCCACCACCAGTTCCATATCGTGATACGCAACTAGGAGCGACATCGTGCGGTCCAGTTACTCGGCTGTCATTGGGATGGTTTTCGTAAAGACTAACTCCAACGCCTGCTTCAACATTGGTGGCAGTTCCTTGCCTCGCTTCTCTGCTCGGCGCATTATCCCGGCGCACGCTTTCGGACTCAAATAGAACCTTTGCGGCAAGACTCCCTTCTCCAAGATGTGCGACAACGAACACACGACGGCGTCTTTGGGCCACTCCGAACCACTGAGCGTCGAGGACTCTGTAGGCCCAGTCGACATACCCCAACTCC